ATTAAATATTTTGAAGCTATAGGCAAAAGCAGAGGTAGTGCCATCACCACTAAAGCTGACTTTTGTTGTAGTGCTACTGACTGTCATATCTACTCCTACTTACTTTCTTATACCTTATTTTTATGTGTCAGCAAAGTCTTAGAACCTATTTACAAACTGACTAGGTGGTATGTAAAATTCTTGACCTGTTTCTCTTTCCATTCTTTTTTCCATACGTTTTAAATATCCTGGGTTTGCAAATTCTTGCAATTCATAAACGAATAAATAATCTAATGCCAATTTTGTATAAAATAAATTTATGAATGGTGTATTTCTCAAAGCCAATCTTACTGTAGATGCAGAAGCATCATCACCATCTCTAAATTTTGCAAATATTTTTAAAATATCAGCAGCTGTTCCCAGTGTTGGACCAGCAAAAGTTTCTAAAGGACTTTGACCATAACGATTAAATTCGCCAAAAATAAAATCCCCATAAATACCAGCACCGCCACCTTGCACAAAAGCTCGTGTTAGTGTTTCTGTGTTAAGTGTATAATTCTCTCCAAACACTTCTTGAGGGTCTCTACCTTTCAAAACATCTTTCATTGCATTAGCTAGATAGCCCATCATTGTTGTACCAACCATCATTTTTGCTAAACCAACTATGCCGCCAGTAGCAAGCTGCCTACTCATACCCTTAGTAATATACGTTATAGGAAATCCTTTTAACTGCATTAATAATCTAAATGCTTCACCACCAACTGTGCCTCTAGGCAATCCTTGATTCATAATTGCTCTTTCTCTTGCCCCAGGTGTAGGTATAGCTGTATCTGCACTATCCGTTAGATAAGAAGCAAATTTAGTTCTTAAATCATCTTTAAATTGCACTCTCATTTTGTCTGTAATATTTAATGTATTTTCTCTGTCCCTTATAATTGGGTCTATACTTTCATTTTTTAAATTATCTATTTCTCTGGGTATAAGGTATTTTCTACCATCAACAGCTTTCATGTCTAACGTTTTAACAAGCCCCCATTCATCTTTTCCAATTCCATAAAGCCTAAGAAGCCTTTGTGTTTCTGGCGGTATTTTATCAAAACTTTTATTTGCATAATTTGCTAAGTCTGCTGATAACATTCTTGCGATACCTGTTTTTTGTGCATTGTTCCACCAAGTCATTCCATTTAATTTAAAAAATGTTTGATGTAATTTAGCAATTTTCCCAGGTCCACTATCATTTGCACCAAATCGTGCGTGAACATCACCTAACATATTTTCAACACCCACATTCAAGAGATAAGCTAATTCTTTTTGTTGTTTAGTTTCAAACATTCTAAAAGTATCAGCGAAAGCTCTCGCATATGAACCAAATATACCTCTTTGTGTATTTGAATTTATAAAAGCTGCCTTTGTTCCTAAATCAGAGATTGACGATATGGTTGCAAAACCCAATTTTGCCATGTTTTGAACCATTCTTACACCAGCAGATATTCCTGCAAAATCTACATTTAAACCCCAAACTGGTTGACCTGCTCCTCTTGCTCTTGTTGTGCCATCTAATTCTGCAAATTGATTTTTTAAAATTCTATCGTTGATTTTACTAAATATTGCTGGTTTAGATTTTGCTTCAGATTGCATATCACTTAATACTTTTTTAAACATATTTTGTGGATTTGTACCAAAAGTTTCAAGCAATCCAATAGATTGTGCATCATGTGTAATTGAATTTATTACTGCTTCTGAAAATGTCATTCTAGTATATTTGTTTGCATAAGCAAAAGCAGATTTGCCATCCCTAAAATGCAATATTCTTTCGCTGCTTAATTTTTTTGCTAAGTTTCTTGGGCCTGTAAACTGAGACAACTGGTCTATTATGCCGTCATCACTATAAATAGCATCTGTTTTTTGGTGGTTTCCTGTAACTAAATTATCATAAATATTGCCAAGAAACTCATCTTCACCCATTCTCGGTGGTTTATGTTTGAATGTTTGCTCTCTATTGATAAAATTTTTGACGTCATTTATCCAGTTTTGTTTATCAACCGCTGTACCCTTTCCTCTTATAAGTATTGGGTCATGTGACTGACGAACAACATAATTCTCTAATTCACCAATATTTGCACCATTTCTATTTTTTCTATCCAGTAATCTTTTTTGAATTTTTCTCACCGCTTCTGCTATTTGCCTTGCTTCTTTACTGCCACTTGAACCAAGTCCATCAAACAATTCTCTATATATTTCTGCATCTAATTCATTAGCTTGAAACAATTTAAGCAAATCATTTCTTTTAAGTTCTGCTGCCAGTATTCCTAAATGGTCAGACATGATAGCCTGTTGTTTTGCATCTACACTATATAAACCACGTCTTGCATCTCCAACCATTAAAGCTGATAATGCCTTTCCTGGATTGCTTGGCTCTGTGCGAATGACGTTCATTATATTTCGATATGCTCTGGCGTTAATTAATTGATTTCGTTTTTGTATTGCAGCAGATATTTTTGCTTGTTTTGTAATTTCCGCTGCTTCTGCATATAAGTCTTTCAGTGTTTCGTCTCCGATAACGCCACCACGCTTTTCAATTCTTTGTTCCATTACATCTAAGATATCTTTCAATTCTTCTTTCAATAATGGAAAATCGTATTTTTTTGATACTTGCTGAAGATTTGTTAAACATATTTTTGTCATCGTTTATAATTCCTGTTCATACATTCAGCAGCAAGTCTTGTTATTTCTTCAAAATTTTCTGACTTAGAAATTAAATCATCTGCCGCTTCTATCTCTCTTGCAAACTCGCTGGGTATTGGTATTTCTGAATTTTCTAAATCTCTCAGTAGAAGTTCTGATTCTGCAAGTAATTCATTTAACGCTAACTCTTCAATGGTATCAGAAGCAGCGTCCATTTCTTGCAAAACTTCTTTTTGGTCCACCATATTCCCAAGATTATAATCTTCCGCTAATGCTTGGTCTCTCAAATTGTAAAATTCTTGTTCTGTTAAATCGCCTTGTCTTTGTGCTGTAGCAAAATCAATTCTTTCTTGTCTGTCTATTGACTCAGACAAAACTGTTAAAAAAGTCTCATCCGTCATTCCTGCTGGGTTTATTTTATAAAAGTCAGCTAAATCTGAAAGTTCTTTTGCTTTTTCAAATTCTAAAACTTGAGCGGAATCAAATTGTGAAAACACAGAACTTGAATGTAAATCTTCTGATAATAAATCTAAAAAATCTGCCACAGAAAAATCATCTATATCTCCATCAAATGACTCTGGGATATACCCTTCTTCTCTCGCTCGTGTAATTAATTCTTCTAATGTTTTTCCGCCTTTTGCTTCTGTCTTGGCGATTGAAAAATAATTTTTATCAAAAATAGATTTTACATCCCCAATATTAGTGTCCTTTGTTGATATTCCTCCTTCACTTTTGACGAATTGAATAAGTGTTTTTGGTTTTTTTACCTTTAGGTTTTCTGGTAGTGATTTTCCTTTTGTTTTAAAAACCGATATCTCTTCAATACCAGGAGCATCATCTTTAACAACTATTTCTGCTTTTACATTTCCATCTTTATCAAATGTTCTTTCAACAGAACGAACTGTTGGGTCTACATCTTTTACTCTTTTTGCTCTTCTTATAATATTTTCTGCTGCAAGATTTACGGTTGCTTGATGTAAATTACCTCCAGATATTTCTTGGTCATTAACTGCTTGAGCAACAGATGTTGTTAAAGCCTGGTCTCGTATTTCTTGCTTTGATGCGTTTATTCTATCAGATAATTTTCCAAAACCTACGTGAAGACCTCCTCCCATAACACCGCCAAATGTAACATTAAGAAAACTATCCATAAGACCATAATCATTGTCTTGTTCATAATTAGCTTGTAAGTTGATAGGTATTTCTAATAACGAAGCACCAACAACACCATCTGTCACACCTGTTGCAAATCTACCGCCAGTTTTTCCATAACGAGCAGCAAAACTTGCAGCCCTAGCTGTGCTGACAACAGGCAAAAACGCAGATGCAATATTTATAGGGTCAAGTAAACTTGCTGCTATTCCTGTTGCGAATTGTAATGCACCTAACCGAAAACCTCCTCTTGACCTACTCAGTGTCAAATTAAAAGCATCTCTTTTGTCTTGTCTTTCAGCAAGCAGTTTTGCAACACCCTCTTTCATTCCTTGAGGACCAACTTCTATCCCTGGTCTATAATATTCACTCTCTTTATACTCATCTGGAGATAATATTTTACCTCTTTCTATTTCTGCTTGTCTTTGTTCAAAAAACCTATCAGCAACATTCAATGGGTTGTAATAAAAATGTTGGTCTAATGTTGCGCCCAAAACATCTAGCGAACCCACTTTTGTTGTGCTGAAATATTTTTCAGATATATTTGGGTCATATTCTTGTTCTGGAATATATATCTCGACCATTAAAATAATTTTCCGATAAACTGCAATGGATTATTAATAAATTGTCTATCTGCTGTTCCTGGGTTTAAAATTTTTGATAACTGTTGTTGTTTTTCTTGTAACTGGGTAGCACCGCTAATCAAATCACTAAATTTAACTTCAATAAATGAAAGTTGATTATCAGATTTTCTGCGAACAAGATTACCTGTTTTATCAATAAGATACACACCAGAGTTATCTGTTGTTGTTACCCATCTTCCCTCGTTAATAATATCTGTAATATATTCCTCATCTGTAACAGATTCTTGAATTCCTACTTGCGTTGGAACTTCAATAATATCCAGCAAGTAATTCTTTTCTAAATCACCTATCGATTTTTCTAACAAAGTTCCTATTTGTTCTTTGAATCCATCAAAGCCTTTTTTTAATCTTACAGAATTATTTTTGACTTGAATGAAAGAATATTGGCTATTAATGACAGCATCGGCTGCTTTCTTTGCTGCTTCTTTTGGGTCAATATCTGAAATCGACATATAGTAAAAAGCTGTATTTTTAACAACATCTCTCATTGCAAACACATGAGCAGCCCTCTTATCAGTAGCCGTTCTTTGAAGCACATCTTCAAAACCACCACCAATAATACTTCTTGAATAATCACTTAATTCCTGTCTTACTGCTTCTGTTGTGGCATCTCTTTGGTCCGTTGTAAGTTCTTGTTTAAATCTTTTTACAGACTCAACAGAATTTGCTGCATCAACATCAAACATATATGCGTTGTTTGGATTAGCTATAATAATGTTATCAACGATTGTAATAACACCTCGGTTCATCATGTTTCTTAAAACCATTGCGCTATTTTCTTCGCCAAATGAATTGATGAACTCATTTCCAATTCGTGACTTTTCATTGTAATCTTCAGCAGAATTATATTGATTTTGAAATACAGACATTTCGGCATCTGTCGTAAGTCGTATGTCTATTTCTGCAATACCTAATTGTCTTTGAAAACTAATTCTTTGAAATGTATTTAGCTCTCCTTTTTGTTCTTGTAAGTATCTTACAGGGTCAGTCGCAAGTGCTTGATTTCTAGTTTCAAGCATATTACCCAGAATTTTTATCGTATTTAATTTTTCCGTTACTCTTTCTGGATTAGTTTTTGCAAGCTCCCTTACTTCTTCATTAAGTTCATTAATGGTTCTATTTATGTCGGTTGTCTTTGAAAACTCAATATCTTTAAATAAACTTCCAGCCTCTTGTGCCGACAATATGGTTTTTCTAAATGCTTCCGCACCTTGTGTATCTTCCATTGAAATGTAAAGATTTTCCGTTTCATTAATAATTTCTTTTAATTCTTCGCTAATACTTCCTTTCGAAATTGAAAGACTATCAATAATATTTTTTTGATTTACATTTATTTGTTCTTTTACTTTATCTTCTTTTTGATTTAATTCTGAATTAATGATTGCAAGAGCTTTCGTTCTTAAATTATCATCCTCGTTTCCTTGAAACAAACCTGTGTTTTGAATTACATTGTCCTTTTCCGCATTAAGTTGAGCAACCGATGCCCCATCTACAATTTGTCTTAAAGAAGTTAAGATTTGCTCTGTATTTTCTGCTTTTATACTTGATTGTTCTCTTTTAATTCTTGTAACTAATCTATCTCTTTCTGGTCCTTCAAGAACACTAAAATCAATAGCTCCAAGCTGCTCACCTTTCATTATACGGTCAAAAAGTTCTTCATCTGCCTTTAAAATTAAATCATCAGGCGCATCTGCTATCGCAATAAAAAACTGCTCGATAACTTCTTCTTTTAGTTCTGTTTCAACTCTTGTTTTCTTTACATTAACTTGATTTCTAATTTGTTGTTTTGCAGTCGAGCTAATTGTATTGTCTTTTTCATTTTCTTTCAAAATATCATCTAATTCTTGAGGAGTTGTGGCGGCTGCAATCGCTGCTTCTGTGTTCCCTTTTTTAATATCTTGGAATACCTTTGTTTCATCATATTTAATTTTTAATCCTTGAAGTCTAAAATCCTCAAATGCTTTTTTTAAAGATGACTCATAATATGAATATACTGCGTCTTGTGGATTGACAGAACGCATCAATTCCATGTGTGTTTCAATATCTTTGTTGGCTTTATTTGCTCTATTAGCTTGTTGCCTTGCGAAAGCAATGTTTGCTCCTGCCGATGAAAAACCTAAAGATAACTCATCAAATGTTCTTGATAATTGAGATTTTTGTTTGGGTGTAAAGTCTTCATAGGAACTTAAAAGTTTTGTTTTCAAATCTTTCTGAAAATCACCTGCAAAGTTTTGATAATCTGAAACAGTTTGTGATTTATCATTTCTGTTATAAGTTTGCCATTCTTCTTTAAGAGCGATAGTCATATCACTTTTTGCTTCTGTAGTTTGGGCATCTTTTTCAGCTAATGCAAAGTCAGCAGCTACCTTACCTGCTTTTGATAATGTTTGCTGAAACCCTGCAAAGGCTCTACCTGGTGCAGTAAATGCTGCCGTGTTTGCTCGTGGTGATAACTGACCAGCAGCTAATTCTTGTGTTGGTCCTAAACCTTTGTTATATAATGGTATTCTAGGCAATTAAAGTTGCTCCTGTTGCTGCTGCATCGGTAAATCCACCAAGCAATGATTGTTGTGCTTGTATTCGAAGTGCTTGCGCTGTTGCTTGTCCTTCAATCCGTGATAAGGTTGCTTCAGACTCTTTTTGCATCTGCTGAATACTTGATGCGTATTGTATTCGTGCTGCATCTTTTTCTGTGTTGAAATAAGCATCGGCTAAAGCCTGTAATGGGCTGCCTGACATTTGTATGTTAGACTTCGCTGTTGCCACTCTTTGTGTGCTTATAAGCCTGTCTGACTGTCTTCTAAGCGCAGCTTCTTCTTCTTTTTTCTGCCTTTGTAAAAGGATTGCTTCGTTTTCAGCAACCTGTGCATTATATTCAGCTACCTGTTGTGCAGCACGAGCAGCAGCCTGGTTTCCTTTTGAACCCATAACACCACCAAGAACCTGACCACCTATGGCTGCTGCTATTAATGCTTGTGACATTATTTAATCCTCGCCATGCGGTAATAATCACCGCCATCTACACCATATTGTCTCATCAAACCCTCATTCTCAAACCCTAACCATCGTGCAAATCGTATGGCTGTGGGGTCATCTGCCGATACACTTGCTTGTATTCTATCCAATTCATTCTCTGTTTCAATCACATCAAACATATAATACGTGTGTTTTACTACTGACTTGTATTTTATCTTACCTTGCTTTGATATAAAAAACCAACCTTCTGCAACTCTTCCCCACATCTTGTGAATACCACCCATGCCTAATATTACATCATCATCAGTCAATGTATAACCATGCACCTGGTCTGGTGCAATAAATGCATCTTTATGTTGTTTTTCAATAACAAAGTCTAAGTCTATGTTTTCAATATCTTTTTTATCAAATGTTCTTAATTTAAGCATCGAATGTATTAGACCTTCTCATAATTGCCAGTATTGTCATAGGCAACGGTTGGTTTTGTCTTACTATTACTTGTGCATCATTATCATATCCAGATGGAAAGAATATTTCCTTATCACCATTAAATAAAGGTATTGGACCATCCATAGCCATACTGCTATCACGAAACGGCATACGGTCAAGATTATTCAAGTCTGGTCCTGTTTCTGCTCCTACGGTATCAATAAATCGTGCCGTTACACCATGTATTCGTTTAATTTTTCCTTGTGATATACCATCATCAGCACCAGCTTCCATACGCAAGGTTTCTACCAATGAGTCATAATTATATCCAACATGAATGACACCACCACTTCTATCTAAGGTAATGTTACCATTTGTTACAGTTTTGTCAGCATGGCTTGCTCCATCTACTAACACTGCTACGGTCTCACCTTCCAAATGATTTATTCCGGTAACGGTAGAAATTTTCTTTTGTATTTCACCACCAGATATGTAAGTTGTAAATGGCGTTCCGTTTGTTGCCTTACGTACCACACCACTATTAGGCAAAAATACCAAATCAGCATCATCGGCTATTGTTCCGGTAGTTGCTGTTGATAATGTAATTTTACTTTGCCCAGCTAATGCAACAACGGTTGTTCCGGATGCTATGTTTGTTCCTGTAACAACCATACCTGTTGATATTGTTCCTGATACATTATCAATATCAATAACCGTAGAACCACTACTAATACCACTTCCATTATTTACTTTCGCTGCTGGAAAACCACTTGCTGAACTCAAATCAACATTGATAGTAAAATTATTATCATCCACTTTTGTAACAATAACCCCTGTATTATTTACCGTTGTCATACCTACAATATCAAAAATAGCTACTTGGTCATTGGTTGCAAAACCATGATTATCAATATTGATGTTAGCAGGATTTGCTTTACTAATTGATTTGATGCTTTTAGTTGCAGGGTTTGCCAACTCAAAGGTATTGGTTTGCGAATTAAAGACTGTAAAACTATCGCCATTAAGTTCGGTCATACCAACGACATCATTAATAACAACATCATCACCGTTACTAAATCCATGTGAGGAAGATGTTACGGTAAGAGTTTGGTGGTCTATTGTTACACTACTTACCTGGTCGGTTGACAAAGACACACCTGTTATGGTCTTAGCGGTGTTTTCAATCGTTACACCGGAATCAACAAAGAACGCATTTCGTATTTTTTGATTAAAATTAAATGATTTTAAATACACAATATGTCGCACTGTAGAACTATTGATGGTTCGTTTGACCGATAGATATACTTGGTCCTCTGTGCCACTTGGTATAGATGTAATGCTTTCTACGACCCCTGAGTTGCCGAACGGATGTTGATGCCATCCTACTGTATTGTTTGCAGGGTCATAACTGAGTCCAATCAGAACACCATCAAAACGCACAAACCATAAAATTAATTCTGGCTCTTGTTGCCATACCATATCAATTAAGCCACCTTTGGCAAGATGTTCTCCTAATATGGTTAAGTCTCTTCCCACCAGACCATCCGTATTTAAATCAAAGGTTACTTCTTTGACTTTCTCGCCACTTTTCTGCACCAGTATTGTACTAGCTCCTGCTCGAAGGGGTCGCACATTCGATACCCCAAAAGTTGTTTCTCGTAATACATTTACTGATGTTGGTGTAACCGCAGCCCCTTGTGTGCCACCAGATAACGTAAACTCTGCGCTTGTAGTAAGGATTTGTAAAAACCGTCCTGGTATCATGTGCTTGATAACATTTACCTGGTCAGATGCAATCGTAACATTTATAGCATCATCATCGTTTGTGCCAGGACTATGATTGGTAAAATCATCCGTTACTGAACCAAAAATGCTTTGTGGCTGTGCGGTTGTACCAGCAAAAAACAATCTTTCTTCATAAAACGCTACGGCTCTTGGAAATCCATTTCGGCTGCTAAATGCTCCTCTTGACCAGCGTGTTGTTCCATCTGTAGCGTTTTTTGGCAAAACAAGTGTATTGATATTTCCATTGACCGAATTATTTTGCACCACAGCAGTTGCTGATGTAGCGCTTGCTACCGCTGTAATTTTAACGAATCCTGTGCCACTATGCTGAAACTGCCATGTATGATTTCCATACACCTCTGAGCCAGATGTATGAACAGGTGCTTGCGCTCCTGTAGACTCGTTACTCCCAGCATCTGTTTTCTTATATACATTACCATTATGTCGTACTAAATCATTTTGTGAGTAGTTATCAGAAGAAGACCAGGCATCATGTTGTACTTCAACAATATCTCGAAAACGAAACAAAGAGCCTACATCCGATGATGCAAATAAATCAGCCGAAGCTGTCAGTGTTACTGTTCCTGTATTAGCATCTGATGTAATGGTTGTTGTTCCGATGTTTTCATCTTCATAAGGTCCATCTACAAAATCTACATCCGCTAATGTAAAAGACGTAGCCGTTGTTCGTGTAAGTTGTGCTGGTGCATGACTGCGATGGGCAATAAACATCACATCTGCTGATTGTGCAAATGTCAATTCTTTTACCTGTGCTACGGTATATGTAGTGGTTATCTCAACAATTTTTCCAGATGTGCCACCAGAAGAATACGCTGTAAAAGCAGAACTGTTAATACCTGATAATTCAAACGTATTTGTTGTTGCTCCTGCTACAGTAAACTCTCTGTTATTGAGTTCGGTCATACCAACAATCCCTTTGATAAACACTCTATCGCCATTGCTATAGCCGTGAGATGAAGCTGTAACTACCGCTGGGTTTGCTGCTGTAATTCCGGTTATGGATTTTGTTGCTTCAGTGAGTATTTCCTCGTCATTGTAAAAACGAATGTAGTTTAGACCAAACTCCAACACATAAGATACAGGCTCTTCCGATGCGGTATCTGCACCAAACTCAAAGTTTACGAGTCGCACCTCACCGCCATCTTTGGATGAATGAACATAATAACTTCCGGTTCTTCGAGTTATACCACCTTGAGGAAAGACCACCATGTTTTGCAAGGTTTGCACCCCTGCATTATATTTTTGTAAATCAACTCTTCCTTCTAATCTGGGTGTTAGCTCACCGGATTGGAAGTTGGTAACAATGGTTGATACTCGTGCCATATTACACTCTTACGTCAATAAACTCGCTCGATGTTAATCTATCTGGTACACCTTCCATCGCATCCATAGCTTTCGCTTCGGATAATCGTGCTTGGTATAACTGAAATATCTGACCGGATAGCGATGAACTTCCTGTTATGGCATAGGCAACTTCCGATGCCAGTTTATGTGCTATCGTGCTAGAAAGAAGACTATCATATTCTTCTGTATCAGTGACTCGTGCAACATAAATAATTTTACACGCTGTTTCATCTGATAATACTTTTCTGCCCTCAATCTTAAACATAACCTGTGTTTCATAAGCAGCTATGTCTTGATTGATGCTATCAGTAAAGAACGATAATACGCGCAAACAAAATGGGTCAGTAGGAAGTGAAAACTGATTGGTAAATCCGAACGCTGGTGTAGCGGAGTCTTTGGCAAGGGTTGCTCTGCGTATGGCTGAGTTCCAAGGGTGAGACCGTAATACTTGGTCTCTCACGGTAGTAAATCTTCGATTGCAGAGTTTTGCTTCTTTGGAGTTTTCATCAAGGGAAGTAATTGTTGCAGCCCCAAGTAAATCCATAGCTTCATTACAAATATCAACAACAGAAGACATAATTCTACCTCTTTAAGTGTAAGGGGCAGATTGCTCTGCCCCCAATGTTTTAGTCTACGGCATATTCAATAATAAATGCCATGTCTCCGGCTGTTCCACCAGTAGCATTGAAAGTTGCTGCTACGTAAAGTGGCTCACCTGGGTCTGTAGTTAAACCGCCAAGCTCAAATAGTTTTTGACCTGTTGTATTTAAATCCAAAACTTCATAGCGAAGTTCTGCGATTGCTGCGCCATCTGCAACAGATGTTGCTAAACAATCTTCATCTACAACCGTGTTGTCTAACTTATATAAGCCTACGTTATAAGTACAAGAACCACCTAATGCATCTGTTCCAATCCGAACGGATATAAGATTTGCATGAGATGGGATTGGAGCTAGATAAACAATATCATCATCTGTGCTATCCCCATCTGCTAAAGCAACATTTCCAGATGCAATTCGTATCCTTCCCCCCAACTCGCTTGCTGGATTAGCAACCGAAGGAAGAGCAAGATAATTGGCAACTAAGTCTGAGTTTTTAGTAGTCATTTTTATCCCCTATCTTAGTCTGGTGTTTCATCACAGAATATTTTAACAACTTTGGATTCTTCCATCCTAACTGCTCCAATATCCATACAATAGTAAACTTGAGTCGCATAACCTTTATCGTTACGCTCATCAATACGTGCAGATACATCCTTACCAATACCGAGGGTAAGTCCATCTTCAGCCCATGCAAAGCAAGAACGAATATCGTTTGAATCAATATCCAAACGATTCGTCATAATAAATTCAAAGCCTAAGAATGAATTTACATCCCCTTGAGCTAATGCCTTTACTGTATTGAAGTCTGAACTGGTGACTTGAGTTGTACCCAACAAATCTTCAATCTGCTTTGGACCTACTGCAATATACCGTGGTATTGAAGGGTCAACATCGTTTAAGTCCAGCTTACGTTTTGCTTCAAGCAATTTAGCTATGGTCAAACCATCGTTAGATGATGCTGAACCTACCATATTGTTTGTTGCGTCAAGTGTTGCTGAACCAGAACCTGTTTCACCTGTAGACGCTGTACCAAGTGCTGCATCGATAATCACATCATCCATTGCACGTCCCATAGCTGCTGCTGCGGCTTGTGCATAGAAAGATGTTGGGTCGATTAACATACGCACCTTATCTTGGTCATCGATTAAATCAGCATACTCATACGATGCTAAACTTAATCTACGTCTTGCATGAGGTGTATCTATTTGTGGTGTATCAGCATGGCGAGATGTACGCAGTTGCGCTGTTGCCTTACCAATTTGGTCTATAAATGCGTTCTTACCGACAACATTCTCAATGCGAACTGCATCACGCAGACGGCTGCCCATCTGTTGTGACAGCATTTGCACATTGGCAGAATACTGTTGTACGAACGCGGTTGTGACTTGTGAAGACATACTATACTCCTTCTTTCACAAATTGCGTTTATACTGTTGTCGATGTGCTACCCTTACGGACACCTCTAGGCTTTTTAGTTGCCATAGAACTATCGTCTATCCGATTGTCTCCAGGACGATGTGTATCGCTACCCTTAACAACCCAACCCCAAAGCACGTCTGCTTTGTCTTTAAGTTGGTTCGTATCTAAAATATCTCTATTTGCACAGGTTTGCAAGAGATTACATATTAATTCATTTCGAGCAAGAATGAAGGACTCTTTATCCATGTACCATTTCCATCAATTCACTCACACGAGATATGGCTCTTTGTCGTGCGACATAATTCTTTTTATCGGTATATTCTGGTGAGTTCATAATCGCATCGATTTCTGCTTGCGCTTCGTTGGGTGTGAGTTTGCGTGTTTGTGTTGCATCCGCAATCGTATCCTCACTTGTAGATTGATTTACAAAATCTGCCATTTGCGAGAAGTATTTTATAACTCGTGGGTCATCGCCAAACTTCAAACCGCTTGCCAGTTGCAACTCATAAATATCGGAATCGCCAAACTTACCAAGCAATCCTTTTACATTAGCCAGTTTATCATCATACGCTTGGCCCCACTCTTTTTTCAGATTGGTAATGGTTTCTTCTTTGAGACTTTCCTGTTGTCGGCTAATCTCTTCTTGTGATGTATTTACCGTTGATTTGTAATACTCCATCACACCATTTACCTGATTAGGTGTTAGGTTAAGTTTATGTGCTATGCCCTTAAAATTACTAGCAATTTCTTCTGTTACTACGTTTCCATCTACGACAACATCATACTTATCGGCTGTTTCTGGTACACCTAGATACTGATGAATTTTCGTAAGTTGTTCTTCAGATGGGTTTTTGGGTGCTGCTAGTTTATCTGCACCGATGAGTTGTTGTGCATTTACATAGGATTTAGCAAGATTACCCACATCTTTGATGGGTGATAGGCTTGGATGTGAGCGTAGTTCTTCTGGTAATTGGTTTAAGAAATCGTTACCAGAACCGCCTTGTGCTACCTCTGCTGGTGTTTCCAGTGTGGGTGTAGATGGCTGGTCTACCTGTTCGACTGCTTGTTCTTCCATTTTTACTCCTTATTTATCATGTTTTTAATATGTAAGAAAACAGCACGTTTTCCCTCTTCAAAGGCAGATGCATTTGCATCTCCAGATATAAATGTGGTACTCATTGCATGGCATCGATTGGCTAAATCATTTAATACTTTTTTGCCATTTTCAGATGTAAATGTCTGGGTGTACATATCTCTAAGCTGTTCAATCTCTTTTTGCCTTCGCTCTTGTGTATAGGGTTCGTTATCGATTGATTGTATTTCTGCCATTATTTACTTACCATTCTAACTGCTTGTGCTGCTTGTGCGGTATCAGCAACATCTTGCGATAATGCTTCACGCTCTTGCATTGCTTGTTGCATTTCCTGACGTTGTTGTCTTGTTGCGTCTACTTCACGTTGAGATTTCAATGTTGTTTTTGGTACACCCAAACTATCGGTAATGTGTCGTACCAATCCATCTGGGTCAATATGGTCTCCCACAGGCAATGCCTGTGCCAATGGCATGAGTATCTCCAATGCCTTCATGGTATTGTTTAGACTGCTTGACTTTTGTGCCATAGCCAATGGCGATACATATTCAATATCAATATCTCTTCCTTGAATAATATCCGGTGCTTGTTGCAGCATGTCGGCTCGTAGCATCAACGCAAACACACGGTCTATTAACGGACGTAACATTTCCTGCATCAGTCTTCCAAGAACAGGACCAATGACTCGCATACGCTCTTCTTGTCTTTGAATCACTTCGGTAGCTGTCATGTTTGGAGAACCGCCAACAAGTATCTGGTCTACATAAAAGGCAGAGCGAATGGCTTGTCTTCTTTGTTCTTCCATACTCAAACCAACATTGGTATTGCTACCTGTGTTCAAAGGCGTAATCGTATCTCGTGTGCCAGAGCGATAAAAGTTTAAACCGCCAGGCTGTGTTCTGACAGGCAACATAAAGCCATCATCAGGCACAAGCAACGGTGGGTCGATTTGTTTTTGCGCTGCTTGGATGATTGTTTTGCTCATTAGATTCAGCATTTTTACATCTGGCAATGCAATCATCGCTGGAGAACGCCCCATAATTTCACCTGTGCTTTTAAGGAATCTGGGTACGATGAACGGCATTTCTTCAAAGCCACCTTCGGACAACACCATTTTTGTTTTATTACATACATACACCGAAGCAAATGGCATATTTATATTATCTCGTTTGGTTATATCTCGTGTCATACGAGGAGTAACAATATGCAATATTTCTACGGACTCTTCTGGGTTTTTCTTAAATACTTTGAGAATATGCTCTCCGACATTCTCTTCACCAAATCTTTGCACTGCTGCTTTGGCAGAGGATTCATACTTTCGATACACGGTATCGACCATACCATGTAAATCTTCTTGTATGTAAAACTCAGAGATATGCCGTGTGGAACAACGAAGCTGATTGTCTTCCCCCATTTCGATAAACATACAGCCTGTACCAAACACAACTAAATCAACATACAATTCATGCACTTCAGTTTCAAAGTTTGATTGATTGAACAATCGCATCATTCGCATAGATGTATCTTGCAACCATTCTCGTACATCATCATCACGATTAATATCGGTATCTTTGACATCCAGATGAAACCAAGGCGATGCACCACTGGTAAGCATACCATGCAGAGACGATGCGAGTAAATCAACGGCTTGCAACGCTGTGCCATCAAATATCTGTTCCATGCGCTTTTCGCCTTTGGAACGTTGTTTTACAATCTCTGCTTTTCTGGGAAGCATAAAGTCAGCAAGTTCTTGGTAATGCGTGTTCCATGTATCACGCTGGTCTTCTACATAATCAAACCGCTTGAGTAATGCTTTTAGCTCTTCATCAACCATTAGCTTATCATCGTCTTGCTTTTAGCAGTATCTTGGTTCAGTAGCCCTGCAACAATGGTAGAACCTCTGCCAACTCGCCCTGCTCGTTGTCTTCTTACCCCTTCTTCAGCAAGCGCTGCCCCTAATTCCATATCTGGTTCTGGTGGAGGAGCAGGTTGTGGCGGTGGTGGTTGTGGTATTATACGAGGCGGTTGGAAAAAACTCATTTACTTTCTCCTTACATGGCAAAAGGATTATATTCATTAACAGCAACGGTTTGGGGTGGTCGTACCATTCTGGTCCTTTGCTCAAGGCCAGTTGCCAAATATCGAAACGCATCGGCTGCATGAGATGTGTAGTCA